CTTCTATTACGGAATTAGGTGAACAGCCATTTGCTAGTATGCAGTTTAGGAAGTTAGAAGATAAATCTCAACCTTTAGATAATTACCAATCAGCACCATTACCATTTTAAAAATTATATAGTATGAATCATTTTGCAAATAACGGAAAAGAGTACTTAAGAAAAGATCCTAAATTTACTTATCAAGGTAAGTCAGAAGAGCAGTATAAAGGAAGCGCACAAGCATGTTTTATAGCATTTTGTTTAATAGGTACTCTACTGGCCATTTTTAAATTAGTACAATAGTATGAGCATGTCAGGAGAAGAGATTATAAAAAACTTAAAACAAATACAGACACTTATAGATGAAGATGCTCCTGTAATTGCTAAGATGAGAATAGGTTTCTTAATAGATGATATAATGTTATATAGAAAACAAAGTTTATAGGTATGAGCAAAATACGACACTACTTGAATAGGTACGGAGATACGTATATATTTACTAAATTGAAAGACGGTAATGTACTTTGGGAAGGAGATTTTGAGTATATGAGAGCAGGAGATAATTTTATAGACCCATCTGGAGGACCTTACCTAGCTATAGGGCAGATGTTATCTCATGCTATTAATGATACAGATTTTAATTTAATTATAGAAGGATTTACAAATACAGAAAACGGAATACTAATACAGACCAAACCTAACAAAGTAGATCCAGATGACTTTACCCACTTAATGGATAAGCATATAATAGGAGGAATAATATGAGCATAAAGAAAGTATCAGTTACTAAGACATCAACATTTATAGTAGATGGAGAAGGAAAGGTGACAAGAGAGAGGATAGTAGAACTGTCTCATGACTGGACAGAGAAAGATGTTATTTTATTTAAAAAGATAGCTAAGCAAGGAGGTATCTGTAAGATCAAAGGAAATAAGTATACAGTAATTCCAGGAGAGAAGATAACAACATCAAAAGGATGGGCAGATGCTGGTGTAGGAAAAATGCCTGGACCAGAATAAATATGAATTTTACAGAGTATAGGGAATATGAGTATGTACCTTTAACGATAGGTCTATGGAGACCATATAAGGTAGAGGAAGGCTTTGTAGAGGATTATATAAGGAGAGTTTCAATAGAGACAGATGATATAATATTATTTTAAATTAAAAAGGTTATGAGATTATTTAAATTCTTAGTAGGAACATTTCTAGAACTAGTATTGACTTTAGTTATTGCTGCACTAACATTATTTGCAGCAGTAGGTTTAGTAGGTTTTATATACAACTTAGTATCGTAAAAATAATAATATGGAAAATACATCATTTAAGATTACAGTTAAACATTGGGATGAAAAGATATCGGTAGAGAAAGATCATAGCGATATCACATTTGAGGAATACATAGAGATGTTAAGGACATTATCTAGAGGTATAGGATTTGGTCAAGATGATATTGACGATATATTTGGATCGTAAGGTATGAGTATGTTAGAATTTTACCCTACGTTAACTCCTCAAGAGATGTTAGAAGCAGGAGTATTTGGAGGTTCCTACTTTGGAGTAGAGATTCTGGAAGGTGATTATGATTACCAGAGTCTATTCCAAGAAACATTAACTAATGTATCGCCTCATTTATATTTAGGTAGTAAGTACAGACCTAAAGATAATAAGTTTAAGATTAGGAGTGGAATGCCTTATGACTATTGGAAAGAGATGAATTGGATGCATGAAGATGATCCATATGGATGGTTTGAATGGTATATTAAATACTACAATGGTAGAAGACACTCAGATGATGATAGACAGATAAGTAGATGGCAAGACTTCTGTGGAAGGAACGGTAGATGGAGAAAGAGGATTTATAAGATGATAGATGAGACAGGCAATTGGGATGTTAGCCCGCGCATACAACAGTCACTATTACATTGGGGGTATGTGGTTAATGAAGAGGATTACGAACACTACAAAAGGATAAAGGATGGCATATAAAATGACTAAGAAGAAAACTACCTTAAAGTTGGTAGAGGAGTTAAACGAATTAGCTACAGTAATACTTCAGAACATAAATAAGCCAATGAAGGAACATACGATAGAAATACAAGATGAGATAGCAGATGTTAAGTTATGGTTAAGCATTGTAGAGAAACGTTATGATAAAGGGTACATCGATAAGAGAATAAATAAAAAGATAAAGAGGTATAAATTAGATAAGTACAAAGATGAGTAAATTAATTTATATGCAAAGAACTATAGATTTTATCATAGCAAACTATAACCATAGAATTACAGAGATAGAGAATAGAGGTGTTCCAGAAATTATAGAGCTTACAGACGATAAAGGTACTACAATAAACAAATACTATAAATTTAATACATAAGATATGATTAATAGTGGAAGAGAATGGGATTGGATGGACAATAGAAGCAATATAGAAGAAAACCTAAGAGGATGGGGGTTTGATGTAGACGACATGAAGGAGGAGGGGGCGTTTCTCTCTCCACCGAAGGTGACACGCGCATTTTCTACAAAGGTATCAAATGATCCAACCATTCCAACCAAGGAAGAGGATGATAAATGGTGTCATTATGGTGGTTTACCTTCTCCTAAAGCTTATATGTAGAGATGCTAAAGCATGTGTCTGAGGTATGTTAGACTTTGGTGCTATATAGATATACAAACCACATAGAACCTATAAGAGATATGGGGTATAAAAGAGAGATAAACGGATAATACCTAATGGATAGGTGTAAGTGTATTAAAAAGTATATATGTATATAAATAAATAAGTATATAGATATAGAAATATATAAAAATATATAGAGTGTGTAAAAATAGACATATGTAACGTATGTAAAAGTAAGAAAGATATACAGGCATGCACCCCTCTCTTTTATTTTTTTTCTATATAGAATTTATTTTTAGACGGTATATTACATTATTCGTACCTGTCCTCTATAGTAACTGCCTTAAATCCGTAATAAAACCCTTAATTTACTAATAATAATGGAAAAGATGGTATATTCCCGCCGTTTTCACGCCGTCCTCACGCTATCCACTAGTCTCTCACGGGATCCTCACGCTATCCTCACTACGTCCTCACGGCCTATTGCCTCTCACGACGTCTTCCCGCCGTATCCTCCCACGGCTATATGTTTGTCTACGTATAAGGTATAGTTGATAGTCTGAGTATTTATTCGTATATTGTCTATATAAGAGGTGTTAACATTAGATCTATGGCTAAACAACGATATTGGGACTCAGTACTACAACCTATCTTTGACAAAGTAGTTAAAACAATCAAGAGTACACGTAATCCAGAGCAACTAGAGGCCAGCCAACGGTATGCCGAGTTATTCCTCAGTATGGTTAAGCATAGGCCGGACATAGGGTATCTACCATCCAATGTTAGTAGAGGCGTCTTATACTTCTATTACAATACAAAGATCAAGGAATTAATCAAAAGACATAGGTTTACTGGGTAGTCTATCTCTATCATTCAAGTTCTATGGTCAAATTCAACCATTCAACCTTTTAGGTCGCTATAGTCAACCATTCAATCATTCACCCATTCAAGCTTTAGGGTCTATTCAAGTTTCGCCCATTCAACCATTCAATCATTCGCCCATTCAACCATTCAATCATTCGCCCATTCAAGCTTTCGGCGCTATATAAGGGTTTTAGATATATACATAAAAATTGGTTGATCCTTCCTCTACTCCTTATTTAGATCAAATATAAATTAAAAAATAGTTAGTGTAAAAGTTGCAAATACCCACTTTCGTTCTTATATTTAGGTATATTAATTAAAACAATAGAATTATGGTAGAATTTGGAAATGGTATTATAAGTATTACTTTTGGAGAGTATGGGGATGAATCTCATATGGAGGTAGCTGAAGAAATTCAAGTACATTTAGAGCAATATAAGGAGGGTGAAGATTATTTCTTATATTTGAGAAGAGGAGATGATGTTCCTTCCGGAATGGACTTATATAATTTAAGATTATTGGAAGATATTAAATTAAGAACTTTACTAAATAACTTTACAAATTGGTAATATGGTAGAATCAGGAAGCTTAAAAGAGTATGTCGTTAATAATATAATAGGATTAATTAACGAGATGGAATTAGACGGAGAGACTATTCAGGACATTCTAGAACAGACAGGAATGGATGAACAGATGTATAAACAATTAACTGTAAAATATAACTTACAAAAATAAAGTTGCTAGTTACAATTATTTTTCTTATATTTAGGTATATTAATTAAAACAATAAAGATTATGGTATTAGATTTAGATAGAGAAATGGCTTGGGTTACTTTCCTCCATGATGGATGGGAAACTAAATGGCATCCTATAACAGATGCTAAGGGTGATCAATTAGAGTGGGGTCTTAATGGAAGTCAAGAGGTTATGAATGTTTGTAGAGCTCATTTTGGAAATGTTACTTTTGGTATAGCTCAAACTAGCCAAATGTTATTAAGAAACTCAGTAAGAGATAATATGTAAAATAGTTGCTAGTTACAATTATATTTCTTATATTTAGGTATATTAATAATTAAAACAAATAAAGGTTATGAAAAGAGAGAGAAAAGTTTATGAAAATGGTTATTGGCCGAAAATTGAGTACTGGACAGGGTTATTGAAGCAGGCAATAAAAGAGAGTGATTCTCAGGGAGCTTCATTATGTAGTACTAAGTTAGAGTATTTTGCTGGAAGGCAAATGGAGTTAGAAGATAATTTAAAAGATATATAGATATGGTTATAGAATGTACCCAAGGATGGATGGTAGATGGAGGAGCTGATTTACCTATTATGGTAGGTGAGAGATTTAGAGGAAGATATGAAGATGGAGATTTCATATGGACTAGTATGGAAGGGAATTTACATCCCGGAATGGAGTTTGAATTTGAAGGTAGACAGTTAAAGAACTTTTTTAAGATAAAATATTATGATAGATAGTTGGATCCTATTATAATTTTTCTTATATTTAGATATATTAATTAAAACAATAAAGGTTATGACAAAATTACAGTTAATTGAAGTATTAGAAAGGAATTTGAAAGTATTAAAAGATACTAATATTCCGGACAAGATTCCCGTATATCATACTATTGATACAGGAGGATATAGTGATCAGTGTTGTCAAATTTATCATTTTGATTTTGGATTTTCTTATGATGAAGATGAAAGTATTTTATTTTTTGAATATTTTGGAGATGAAAATCCTGGAACTCCTGGAATTCCTGGAAAAGAAATTTAAAATAATTAAAGAAGTAGTTGGAAGTAAGGATTATTTTTCTTATATTTAGATATATTAATAATTAAAACAATAAAGGTTATGAAATCATTAAAAAGTTTGTCGATCAATTTGAAACATTATAAACCATTCTACTGGTTTAATTCGGAATCTAGATTAAATATTCTTAATAAGGATACTTTAATTAAAATAAACGGAATTACTCATTATAAATTCAAATAATAATGAATGATTTATTTAGACTTAAAAAAGAATTTCCCTGGATTACCAGGGAGATTTTTAAAGAATTTATAGATACCCATTATACTGATTTCCTATTAGAGGGTGGATTAGATATGGTTATTGAATTTCCGGAATGGTATGATATGAATTACGGTAAATAAGTTGGTTCGTATTATATTTTTTCTTATATTTAGATATATTAATTAAAACAATAAAGGTTATGTCAACAAGATCAACAATTTCAGTAGTACAAGAAGATAATTCAGTTAAATCCGTATATTGTCATTTTGACGGATATATTAGTAATGGTGTAGGGGAATATTTAAAATCTTATTTCAATACTGATAAATTAGCTAATAAGGTAATTTCAGAAGGAGATCTATCTAGCGTTTATGGTGAAAATTTTGAATCATATTATTCTAAAAGAGGTGAAGCGATTTCTTCAGAATATTATAGTAATCTAGAATCATTTTTGAAAAATAAAGATAAGCAGGAATTCAATTATTTATTTATTAATAATGAATGGCAAGTAGCTTTAAGTGATAATGATTATAAAGTTTTTTAAAATAAAGTTGTGAGTTACAATTATATTTCGTATATTAAGGTATATTAATTAAAAAACAATAAAGGTTATGTTAAAATTTAAAGATTCAAAAAAGAAGTTTACTATTATTTATGAAACTGATGATATGTCGGAAAATCATATTATTGATGGAAAAGTATTAAATGAATATGAGAGAGAGTTAGTATTTTTTGGTGATAGAAATAGAGGAGAGATTTTTATACTTGATTCTAATTCTGATATAGAAGAGTGGAATGAAAGCTTGGAGTTTCTTTCTGATGATGAAGAAGTGTGGAATGAAAATTCTGAAAGATATGGATTGTCTAACTATTTTAATTTTGTATAATATGATGAAACGATTAGAACCTCCTATTGATGAGGAGAATTATAGGGAGTTAAGTTTTGCAGGAATGAGTGATTATGATAGAAATAAATCTGTCAATATTCCGGATGCTTTTTCTTTAACTCCTAAAGGAAATGGGTTTGATAAAGTTACTTACTATAAGAAAAATCTATTGAAGTAAAGTTGCTAAATTGAATTAAAGTTCTTATATTTAGATATATTAATTAAAACAATAAAGGTTATGTATTCAGCAAAAGAAATCGACAGAATGTCAATCGAAGAATTAGAAGGATTAGGATGTTACTTACGTCCAGAACAAATGTCTAAATGGTCCGGAAGTGGATATGATGGAAAAACATTTGTAGAATTAACCAAGAATTAGTTGTTAGTTAGAAGTATATTTCGTATATTTAGATATATTAATAATTAAAACAATAAAGGTTATGACAAAAACAAGAGAGATAAAAGCGATTGAGCGTAAGATTAAAGTTCAAGATGAGTTGATTAGGGGATCTTATCGTAAAAGAGATGAGATAATAAAGAATAGAGATCAAGCTCAGAAGGATCAATTGATGGAATATTTTGGAGAGGTATTAACTGAACCTGAAGATGAGATAACTGTATCTAGAGATAGAGTTGAATTTAAGAGAATAGATCCTACCAGTTCTTCTAAATGGAAGAAAGATATATTGACTTTATATTTTAAAAGTAAAGATTGGAGATCTTCAGAAATTAATCAGATCGATACTGGGTTTTATTCTACTTCAGATAATAGTTTATTTGAATTACAGAGAATGGTATTGTTAGGAAAGGTAGGAGAAATTCTTATAGATCATAGTGATGATATAATTGCAGGTCATAATCAAATCATTTCTGATTTTGCAGTTACTTTGAGAGCAGCTGAAAAGGCTAACCAAGAATTAGAATTGGAGTTAAGAGCTTTCGGGAAAGAGATTGAAGATATTCAGGAGAAGATAATTCAGAAGAAGGTTGCTACTGGTATTGTAAAGTTTAAAATGAGGGATGATAATCCTAGAACTTTACCTAATCTAAGTATAAGATGGGATTGGGATTTGACTAATATTGAGAAGATAGAGATACTTAGTAAAACTGCTTCTGGATTATCTGCTAATATTAAAGTTAAGAGATGCTTCAAGCAATATGATTATGATAATGAAGATCAAGAAACTACTAAATTAGTATACCAAGAAGATACATTTGATAAAGTTAGAATGAGTAAGATCAATAATATGATCAATTGGAATAAAGAAAGTATTGTTTAATATTTATTGTTGTTTTAATTAGGGTTATGGGGGTTAACCGCCCCCTAAACTTTCCGGAAAAGACTTACTTAATTAGTTGGATCCTATTATAATATTTCGTATATTTAGATATATTAATTAAACAATAAAGGTTATGACAAAAACAGAATTAAAAAAACAGGAGTTAAAGAAAGTATTATCCTATGTAGAAAGTACTTTTGATTTACAAGATTTAGAAAGAGACAATCAGTACTTTACTTTTAGTACAGCCTTTAAAGGGTCTCAATTAACAGGTCAAATCGATACTAGAGGGTTTGATGTATCTATAGAGCAGAATTTTAATCTAGTAGGTACAGGTTGGTCAAATGACGAACGTGCTACTGCTGCTCATGCTTCACAATTGGAAAAGAAGATGAATGAAATGATTAGGACTTTTATAGGGTCCTAGTTGTTTCCTATCATTATTTTTCGTATATTTAGATATATTAATTAAAACAATAAAGGTTATGGTAAATTTGACAAGTAAAGAGATTAAAGGTTATTCTAATAGTAAATTAGCGATGAGTGAGACTAATGATTGTTTCGTTAGAGCATTAGCTGCTGGATTCGATATTAATTATAATAAAGCTCATGAGTTAGCTAAAGAAAGATTTAAGAGACCTAATAAGAAAGGAACTAGAAATCATCACATTATAGAGCAGATGGCTAATCTAGAGAAAGAAGGTCTAGAAGTAAACGGAGTAATGGCTTCAGTAAGAGTATTAAAAGATCTAGATATCAAGAATAGATATAAGCTTAAAGGAGAGATAATAGATAGAAAGAAGACTGTTAAATCTTTCATTAAAGATCATCAGAAAGGAACTTATATCGTTACAGTAAGCAAGCATGCATTTGTTGTTAAAGATGGAAACTTAATCGATAATTTTGGTGAGGAGTTTAGACCTACTAGAAAGGTAGATGGAGCTTATAGGATTAATGTACCGGAAAAGACTATCCAATTATCTCTTTTTAATTAAGGAGGTAGTTGGTACTTACAATTATATTTCGTATCTTAAGGTATATTAATAATTAAAACAATAAAGGTTATGACTAAACAAGATTTCTTAGAAGGTAAATCATTTTCATTAGATGGAGATTACAGCAAAACAACTACATACAAGTATAGAGGAGGTAGTGTAGAGGCTTTAGAAAGAGAGTATAGAATGACTAATGATATAGATAATGTATTAATATCAGACTCTATATACAATATAGATAAGATAGGCAATAAGATGATCCATCTATATACTTTTCTATTAGGTAAGAAGATAGTAGATAAGATAAGATATGATGATATGGTAGAGTATATTAGTCAAGGAGAGTTAGTATAGAATATAGATACCATATTAAGAAGTGAGTCCGGCCAAGTGCCGGATTCCTTATATCATCTAGATGGCAGTCTGATGTAAGTCTTATATAACACTGACAGTATTGTTCCCTATAGCGTCGTGAGAGCTGTAGTGACAGCCATACTAGGTTGTATATCTCTGATAGATTTTAAGCATATAGGGGGTATATATGTATATATTATATATCGTTAGCGTCCTTAGCCGATGTGAGTATAAGAGGTATACTAATGAATAGTACTACCATAAAGTGTGTCCAGTTGCTATCCTCCGGAGTTGTTAATAAGGTAACCCCTACATAGAATTGTAGAAGTATCATCAATACGTAAATAATTCCTTTGATTTCTTTTTTCATAACATAACCATTTTTTGTTTATATAATTAATATAAGAACTTTTTGGTTAATAGACAAGAGATACCTAAAAAATAATTTTGCAACTTTTTCTCTATATAGGGGTGTTTTTAATATGTCAATGACCTTTTAGTATTCTTTTGGACCTATACTATGGAGGTTATATATAGACGTACTTACAGTACTGGTAGCTTCATGGTGCTTGCTTTATATTAATATATGAACTATTTATAGTTAAACCTACAGGATAGTGCATAAATTAGACCCACACACATTATTTTCCATCTTCGAACAGGGAGATGAAGAAGTATACAAAGAGAACGATGTAGAGGATCTATTAGATAACCCTTTTGTATTAATAGGAATGGTTGTTACAGGGGTGGAGAACTTCTATATGATAGATAAGATGTATACGTTAAAGCATGAGGAAGAGTATGGCAGAGTGCGAGATAAGATAAAGCTTAAGTACTTTACCAAGCTATGTGGGTATTTAGATAGAGTCACACCAGTAGAGATGAAAGTAGCTTACTCTATTGGGACAGATTTTGAATTAGATAGAGCGATAGCTGCTATGAATGAGATTCTATTCTTCTTTGAGAGCATAGAGCTTTATGAGAAATGTGCAAAAATAAAACAATATACCGATCTTTTACTTAATAAAAAGTTGCAAACACTAATATAATTTCGTATATTAGAGTATAAAACGGTTATATTATACATTATGTTAGATTTTCTATTATACTACAATTCAGTAGGGTTTATCCTATCAATTATTTTAAATATCACACTATGGGCATTACATAGGCCATTACTAAATGGTGTAGAGATACTTGCTTGTACTCTACTTTGGCCTACTACGGTAAGTACTTTAGTAAATACTCTAAATGGTGAACAGGAAGATATTGAAGAATAACATTAAAAACAAAGGTTATATATCATGGTAGAATCAAAGTCATCTATATTTTCAGCAATAAAGGTCTCATTCACTGAACTACTACAGACCCAGTACCCACATAGTGTCATACAGCAGAATGGCAAAGGCTATCGATATTACATAGGAATGGAACAAGGGTATACGTTCTGGGCATATATTAGTTTGACCAACCCACGTGTGGAGATAAGGGATATAGAGTCAACCACTCTATCGGATGTTGCAAAGCAGGTTAGGTATGATGTTGAAAAGCTATTAAGAGAATCGGTAGGAAGGTATTGTTAATAAATTCTTCGGGGCAACTTCGCGCGTTTGCGCGGCGAGCTTCGCTCTTTGCTCCTTTTACCTACCCCACCTGCCCTTTTTCTTTGATAAAAGTTGGTTACTAACATATATTTTCGTATATTAATACTATAAATAAAACGGTTATGAAATATTTTAAATTACTTTTACTAATTACTCTTGCTACTACCCTAGCTTGTACCGAAGAAGATATTCGTCCCTCCTTATGTCTAGATGGCTTTTGTGATGGTATGTTATCTATTCCATATTCAAAGGATAGTAACGGTTATTACCATGTAGATTTAAATTTTGAAGGGGATTATCTACCTAGGTTTTCTATCTTTGTAGAAGCTGATGACGTTGATCCATTTTACTACTATAATGATATTGGAGTTGTTCAATCTGCTTTTGAATCCAGTAGCTATTGGGTTATGAATAACGGAGTAGAGGTCGATATTGTTCAGGAAACAACTATATACCTTAATAACTCTCCAGATAACACAGAGTATATTCCTACAATCACAGGAAGAAAGTGGGGAAAAAGAATAGTAGGTCCTATTCCTAATGAATTTATAGGGGATACTATAGTAATTAGAGCAGAAATATATTGGGATGGCGGTTCAAACTCATCTTCTCAACTGTTTGAAGAAAAATTTATTATAGAATAGTTGCTATTCCGAATTTTTTTATATACCTTAGTATTATTATTAAGATAAAGAAGATATTATTTTAAAATAAATAAATTATTAAATAAATATTATATGAGATCTAAACAATCAATAAGTAATAAATTAGATAATATAGAATCACGGTTAACTAACTTAAAGTATACATTAAGTATTAATGATAGAGCTGCTTCTTATTCACATCTAAAAGAAGTTTCATCTATAATTTCCGATATAAATACACTACTTAACAGAGAAACACAAGATTAATATGTTAACAGCAGAGCAAATACAAAAAAACTACGATAAACATCTTAAGATAATTAACCATTATCTAGAAACTAATAGAGCTGTACAATGTCACAATATGATAAAACATATGGAGGATACCTATGTCATGGCTCCTGCTAGTGGTAAGACATGGTATCACAATGCTTTTGCTGGTGGGTATGTAGATCATGTTAATAGGGTTGTAGAATTTGCTATAGCTCAACACAACCTTTATGAGAAAATGGGTGGAACTGTAGACTATACTCAAGAGCAATTAGTTTTCGCCGCCCTCTTCCATGATTTGGGTAAAATAGGAGATGGAGACCGGCCAAATTATATACCTCAGACTGATAAATGGAGACAAGATAAGCTTTCAGAAATGTATACTTACAATCCAGATTTAGATTTTATGCTTATCCCAGATAGGTCTCTATTTATTTTACAGAAATTTGGAGTAAGAGTAGATCAAAAAGAGTTTTTAGGTATCAGATGTCATGATGGAGTGTTTGATAAGGCAAATGAAGCATACTTTTTTAGTAATGTTGAATCTTCTAGACAAAAAACAGCATTAGTATCCGTTTTACATACTGCAGACTTCTTAGCTTCTAAGGTAGAATACGATATGTGGAAAGCAGCTGGAGGAAGCACAACTTCAAAAGTTAAAAAAACATCAGCTTCTACAGGTAGAAAGGTAAATTCTTCCGAAGGCTTATCTAAAATGCTTAAAAATCTATAAAATATGTTGGTAACTATAATAATTCTTTCTATATTAATAATTATACTAGGGGTTGCCCTACGTAACCTACTGATTAAAGTAGAGAAGTACGAAGATGTCACTGTGAATCAGACAAGCTACCTACAGAATATATCAAATCTAATTACAGATTCACAAAAGCACCTAAAGAGTCTTGACGAGCGTGGAGTTTTCAAGTCGGATGATGAGGTCGGTTATTTTTTTGAACAACTAAAAAAAGTGCAAGAAGAACTAAACCGCTACATGCTCCCAGAAAACTATGGCAAGAAAGAAAGCAAAAGCTAATTACTTTACTTCAGAAACAGAAGAATACATAAAAAAATACAATGTATCAGTAGATCCAGAATATAGGGCTGATATTTTTACAAAACATATTTACCTTCCTTTTTACAAGCTAGCAGAGAATATTATACATACTTTTAAGTTCTACTACACAGATGTAGAACGTATTGAAGACCTAAAACATGAGGTAGTTTCTATGTTATTGGAAGAGAAGATAATGAAATTTGATCCCGACCACGGTGCTAAAGCTTATTCCTACTTCGGTACAATTGTTAAGCGTTGGTTAATTAACTACAACAATAAAAACTACAAAAAGCTAAAACAGGTAGGTTCTTTCGATGATATGGAGGAATCTTTCGAAGGTAGTATGAATGTGAAACTTCCCGGAGGAATTACATTAAGCCAGTTTTTAGATATGTGGGTTGAGAAAGCTTACGACAAAATGGATGATTTATTTAGTAAAGATAGTGAGAAAAGGATAGCTGATGCTGTACTAACCATATTTAAAACAAGAAACGATTTAGATATATTTAAGAAGAAAGCACTCTATATCTACATAAGAGAGATGACTGATTGTGAGACACCCCACTTAACTAAAGTGATCTCTATTCTGAAAGATGATTTTTACAGTATATACTTTAAATACCACGAAAAGGGCAGGATCGTAATAAAAGATATATAATCTATTTATTATAAAAGATATGGATTCAGATAAAGAAATATTTAACGGAAAGAAACTATCTGACCTTTTTGAAGAGATTTATACTAACTCAAGAGAGACAAAATCTCAAGTAAAAGGATTGATTGGTGAGCTTAAACCACTAATAGAGAATATAGGAGATGCAACTCTCCTTGTTCCTATGATTAAAGAGTATATGGAGATCGGTGTAAAGAATGATGAACACTTAATTAAACTAGCAACGGTAATACAGAGGTTAGAAGCAATTCAATCAAAAGGAGGAGATGGAGATATGTTCGACTTCTCTGAACTGCAAGATTTATTAGAGGAGCAGGAGGTTGTAAAAGAAGAATTAGTAGAGAAACCAGAAGAAGATAAAGAAGAGTAATGGGATTTAATACTTCATTAAACAGTTTAGTATCATCTAGAGGAGGTAACAGTAACACTAAATCTTCTAGAAACAGTACAGTATTCGGAAGAGTAGTAGATATTATACTGGATGAAGAACATCCTGAATATAAAAATAAAGGAGGCGGCCTATCAATCAATGGAGTATTCTACAAACCTTTAGGAAAGTACCAAAAAGAAATAATCCCCAATAGTCTTCCGTTTGCTTTACAGAGTAGTTCTCAAATAAAAACAGTACCCGTAGTGGGTGAGATAGTAGAAATAAAATCAATGCCAAACCTCTCTACATCTACTTCTGAAAATACAAATCAAAAATACTATACATCAATAGTCAATACCTGGAATAATCCCAACTCTGGAATATACCCTGATTTAGTTAATAATTCAAACATAGACCTATCTTCAGGAGGAGCTTTTAAAGAACTCCCTACTGTCAACCCAATTAGGTCAACACCTGGAGATGTACAGATAGAAGGTAGACAAGGGCAATCCATCCGTTTTACAGGAGGTAAAGGATCAGGTAACCCTTGGGTAAATGACGAAAATATAGGTTCTCCTGTAACTATAATAAGTAATGGACAGTCGGAAACAGAAGAAGGATACACAACACTAGAAGAGAATGTAGATGAAGACAGTTGTTCGATATACTTAGTAGCTGACCACCAAATTCCTCTAACCCCTGCTAGTGAAAAAAGAGATTCTTACGATGAGAATCCTACTAAATCAAATCAATTCAAAGGTAATCAAATACTATTCAACGCTGATAGAGTCTACCTAAATGCAAAACAGGAAGATATTCAACTATCAAGTTTCAAGTCAATAGGATTGAATACAGAAGGTTCAATCAATATAGATGGTTCATCCTACCTGTGCTTAGATGCTCCTAAAATGTTTTTAGGAAAAAAAGCTAGAACATCAACAGATAATAATAGAGAACCTGTATTACTTGGAAATCAGACAGAAGCATTTCTGGAAAATGTTCTAAACCTATTACAGGGAATGGCTAAGGATATGGCAAGAGCAAAAACAATTAAAGGACACCCTATTCCGAGTATTAATAAAAGAGGGAAACAAGCACAACCAGTCATACGTCAGTTAAAAAACCTAATTAACCCTAACGGGCAATCCCAACTGAAGTCTAAAAAAGTATTTACAGAATAATGGCTTTATCATCACAAATATCAGCTATAGTAGCAGGTCAGATAGGTAGTATCGAAGGAGAACTAGAAGCTAAAATACAGCTTGAAGCTAATAAAATGTTAGGGAAGTTCTCAAACCAATGCCCAGATAGTAAAGCATTGGTAGGAATAATTAACACAAAGAATAACCTACTATCAGGAGTAAACAACTTTCAAAAAAGATCCAATAAATTTCTTAAATTAGCAAGAAACTTAAGAAGGGCGATTAGAGCAGCAAAAGCTATACTAAGGTTCCTTAAAGTAAATCCTACACCAGTCGCTACTGGAATACCACCAAGTGATTATGGAGGATTAATATCAGCTAAAACAGCTGGAAATTTAACATCTTTAGCAGACAGGCTTTACAATATACGGCGCTTACTAGAAAATTTAGACGGAGATGTTTCTTCTATAGAAGACTTAGTAGCAGGAGTAGGACCGAGTTTAAGCAATATTAAAGAGGTTCTCTCCAATGTAAATGATAAAGCAGAACAGTGTATAGAGGATTTATCATCTGGTATGAAAACAGATGAAGAAAAGAAAGCGTTAAGAGAATTACTAGATAAAATACAACCTCTAGAGAATACCGGCTCAGAAGGAACTCCTAATGAGGACTACCTTTTTAAATCGGATTCAGGTAAAGCCTATAAGCTTGCAATAATAGAAGATACTAAAGGAGATGGACCTGTTCCAAGAAGATTAGCTGTAGCAAAAGATAACCTAGGTGTAATAGTACTTAGAGGACAGCCATCATTTAGCTCCGATACAGCAGTACTCCTCGCAGAATTAAAATTTAGAATAAACAACCAACTTCCATAAACTAACTATTTATAATTATGAAACTCGATCAATTAAGAAACATCATACGAGAAGAAGTCAGATCAGCTGTTAAGGAAGAGTTACAAGAAGTAATGAACGAAGCAGTTAAAGCAGCAAGTACACCAACGTTTACTGCTGCTCCAGGTAAGGCAATTCAAGTAGAAAAACAAACACCTACATCAACTAATCCATTAATGGAGATGTTAGAGCAGACAAAAGCAAGTATGTCACCTGAAGAATATAAAAATATATACGCAGGAACATCAGATATGGTTCAAAAACCTAATTTTGCAACATCTATGGCTAACCAAATGGGAATGACACATTCTAACGGTAAAGCTCCAGGCTTAGATATATCTAAGTTTGATTTTGTACAAAAAGCAGGTTCAGTTTATAATAAGTCTATAGAGAAAGATAAGCAAAAACACGGAGTAGCATAATTATGGCATTTAATAGCAGAAGAATTAATCCATTAGATTTACAACCAAGAAAAGCGATAGGAGTATCCCTACCTCTATCAGGACAAGCTGTATTTAATTCAACATACGTTACAAAAGACGCTATTAGAACAAACCTAATTAACTACTTTCTTACAGGGCAAGGAGAACGGTATATGAACCCAAGCTTCGGAACAATACTTAGGAACTTAATGTTCGAAAATATAAACCAAGGAATGGTGGATAGAATTAAAAATACAGTTAGAGCTGGGTTATCTGAATATTTTCCAACAGTAGTACCTGTAGATTTTAGAGTTGAAGCTGAACCAGATTCAAACATAGTTACGTTATTACTTAAATATGCTATCCAGAATACAAACATTGAAGATGAGGTAGTAATAAATTTTGAACAATAATGGCAGAAATTAGAGATATAAAATACGTAGCAAGAGAGTTTTCGGATTATAAGCAAGAATTAGTAGAGTTTGCGAAAAACTACTTTCCAGACTCATATAACGACTTCTCACCAACATCACCTGGAATGATGTTTATAGAAATGGCTGCCTATGTTGGAGATATCCTTTCATTCTATCAAGATACCCAACTTCAAGAAACTTTCCTACAGTACGCTAAAGAACCTGGTAACCTATACTCAATGGCATATATGATGGGATATAGACCTAAAGTAACTAATGCCTCAGAGGTAGAATTAACAGTATCTCAAAACATCGGTGCAAATCCTACAACAAACGAACCAAATTGGGATCAAGCACTAGTAGTTAGCGAAAACACAACAGTAACTTCAACCGCTAAAGGACGAGCAAATTTCTTTATAGAAAATAAAATTGATTTTAATTTTTCTAGTTCCTACGATCCTACTGATATTGTAATAAGTCAAATTACTGCAGGAATACCATCAGAATTTACTTTATCAAAAAAAGTAAAAGCTTTTTCAGGAACAGTCAGGTCAACATCTCAAACGTTTTCAACAGCAGAGAAGTTTACAACAATAACGATAGAAGATTCAAATATTATTGGAGTATTGGATATTACAGACGATACTAGTGATGATATGACTACATGGTATGAAGTACCATATTTAGGACAAGATAGTGTGTTCATAGAACAAACAAATATAAACTCAGACATAGATAAAGTCCCTAACTCTATACTATTACAGAAGGTTCCTAAGAGGTTTGTATCTAGGTTTAATTCCAATGGCCACTTAGAAATACAATTCGGTGCAGGAACAGTAGGAGCAGATGATAATACATTTACACCAGACCCTACTAATGTAGGAATGGGAACTTTACAAGGAATATCAACAATAGATAGAGCATACGATCCATCTAACTTTCTATACACCGGTACATACGGATTAGCACCTTCTAATACAACCTTAACAATAAGATACATAGTAGGAGGAGGGGTTGAAGCTAACGTACCTGCTAATACATTAACAGGATATAACGCAACAGTAACAGCAGTTGATAATGAATATGAATCAACTTTAAGCTTTAATAACTTACTTGCAGCTACAGGTGGAAAAGATGGCGATACAATCGAAGAAATACGTCAAAACACTCTTAGAGCATTTTCAGAGCAAAAAAGAACCGTGACCCTTCAAGATTATACTGTTAGAGCACTCTCTTTAGACCCTAAGTTTGGTACTATAGCTAAAGCATTCGTAACACACGATGAACTAAACAGCACAAAATCCTCAACAGATTCAATTATAGACAGTAATCCATTAGCGTTATCTCTGTACGTTCTAGCATACAACAACGATAAACACTTAATTACAGCAACTGAAACACTAAAAAATAACTTAAAGACGTATATGGCATATTATATGCCGTTAACAGATGCACTGAATATAAAAGATGCATTTGTAGTAAACATAGGAGTTAATTTTGACATACTAGTAAGACCTAATTTTAATAGTAGGGACGTACTCCTAAAGTGTAATAATGCACTTCAAGACTTCTTTAAGATAACTAAATGGAACATAAATCAACCTATTAACGTATCTACAATATACAGCTTATTAGATAAGGTAACAGGTGTACAGACAGTTAGTAAGGTAGAAGTAGTAAACAAACAAGGAGGTAAATACTCAGAGTACGCTTACGATATAAAAGGAGCAACTAGAAATAACGTTATATATCCATCGTACGATACAATGATATTTGAATTAAAATATGCGAACGAAGATATAAAAGGAAGAACAACAGTATTATAATATGGCAATTTACAGAATATTTCCAGAGAAAGACACATTCATATATACAGAGCAACTAACAAGTAATGCTGGTAAAGATGAAATAATAGAAATCGCAGGGTACCCTGGAACCTTAGATGGTACAGG